CGGAATTTCTTCTCGGGGGATCGAGTGGAGAATGCGAAATTCGGCCATAGTCTGGGCAGAAGGTGGTGCGATTGTTGGTTGATTGACGAAGTGAGCGAGGTTCCATTTCGGTTGAAAGGGGAGGGGACCTTGCCATTGGGCAACATGATTCCTGACTTCATAGATTGAGGGGAAGTGGGACAGGTTGATCATTTGCGCGAGTGAGGCGTCAATTTTGAACATGCCAGGAAGATGCTGGTTAATGTTATGTACAACAAGCGGGTCTTCAGGAGAGGCAGCGTCGGCTAAGAACTCATAATAAATGTCGCGACACAAATTGTGAAAGCGGACATCCATGCCACAGGCGGCGTAGGCCATACCGATTGCACGTGCGGACGTGTATTTCGGGCGGGGGCCTCGTTCTGGGTAGCAGAGTTGAGCGACTAATTTACCTAGGGGTCGGATGGGACGGCCATAGTTGCATTGGTAGGAGAGGGTTTCTATCTTTCCACGAATGTCAGTAATAATTGACTTCGTTTTAGAGAGTACCATACCATACCTAGTAAGAGCGTATTCTTCGAAAAATGAGAGAAAGGCTGACAGGCGGGTCAGAGACCAGTGGGTAAAAGCAGAGTTATCATCACCCATGATGAGGAGGAAAATATCGTCTATCTCTTCGTCGGTGGTTCCAAATTCAATGAGTCCATCAAGTAGCAAAAATAAATTCGCGAAACTATCAAGGTATTGAGTGTTCAGGAGACCGGAAGGTACGCCAGCGTGAGTGCGGGCATATGAAAATCCATCAGCAGTGATGAATACCATATTGTTATACCAGGTGTGAAGGAATGACAACATATTCGAAAGACGTTGGAACATCTTTTCGGGTGTGAGGTCTGGGTAAGAGGGGTAATCGTAAGTAGGTTGATATCCGTGTGAGCAGATTATCAGGCGTTCGAGGAAATCGGTCCAAAATATGTCAGTTATGACACGTGGGACGCGTTGGTCAAATCCGGACCAGTCAATTGTGAAAAAAGAGTGGTAGGCTTGAGCGATGCGGTCGATGCGGGCGTTTGAACCTCTAAGGGTTTCAAAACCGTACATGATACAGCAGTCGATCTTGCGAGCGAGGACGTGAGCGGGGAACGTTAACATCGATTCGAGGCGGATGAATAGGTCATCTACAGCATAGACAGGTCTTTGCTTGAGATTACCATCGCGATCGGAGATGTGGTTACGAGTGTAAAGGGTGGTTGGGCGTTCGAGGAAGAATTTGCGGAGAGCAGAGAAGCGGTCAGCAGGTGGGAAGCGGAACGGAAGGCCAGTTTGCTTAATCCAGTGGACAAGCGATCGGGCTGATTCGAGGAAGGCGTTAATATAGTAGCCTTTCGAAGTGGGTTTCGATTCGTATTCTTGGGGGTGAGAGAAAACGGCATGAGCGTTTATCGTGTAGGAGCGGCGATTGTGATATCCTGTACCTGTGTGTAGGGGAGTCTTGTCGTAGAGAGAGTCTACAAAGTGGACTGGGAGGTAAGGGGTCACGGCGAGCTTCTTCATGATGTGGGTCATGATTCGTTCTTTGCGGTCGGGGTCGATTGGTGCGGAAGGCAGTTGCGGCTTGAAAAAGTCGACTACGGTGGCGTCGGTGGTACCGAGGGGTCGGACGTATTTATCTAAGTACTGTTGGTAGATCGGGTACTGGTTGGTGATCAGGCGTTGGATTGCAGGATGCACGTTGAATCCAGTTTCGGGAACTTCAGTGGTGGCGGTGACAATTTGGGTTCGTTTGAACTCAAAGGGGAGAGAGATGATGCCAGTAGGTGGAATGCGGGCAGCTGGGAGGGTGGAGAGATCACGGGGAAGGTAGAATTCGGCGGGGAAATCTTGGGCGGCGGATTTATTCGCGAGTATGTTGGCGATAGTGGCAGATTCGGACTGGTAGAGTTGATATGTTTCGTCGGAGGTGAACTGGTGTTGAAAGTTCGATTCGAGGCGGTCAAGGTCTGAGTCATTGTGGATCTGAAGGGCGGCACGGGGATCTTTTCCAGTTTGCTGGAAGATTCTTAAATCTCGGGTGAGATGGGCTAGGCGTTCATGAAAGTAGTCACGGAGGGCGGGGAGGGGGTTAGATAAAACCATTGTGAGTAGAAAGGGGCGGGGTTCAGTTAAAAAA